CTGCTGGGCCCGGGGTCAGTCGATCAGGTGGCGTAGGACATGGCCCGGCCGAGCATCGTCAGCGCGGCCGTGACCTGGTTGGCCTGGTTGACGTTGAGGCTGGGCATCTCGCTGACCGCCATGTAGCCGTAGCCGTAGGTGGTGGCGCCGCCGCTGAGTTGCATCTTGAAAGCCACCTTGGCCAGCTTGCGGCTGATGCCCAGCATCGTCTGGTAGGCGGCATTGGCAGCGTCGTGGCCCAGCGTGAGCGTGATGCTCGTCGGGTTGAAGCCCGTGGGCACGTTGATGCCGTTGCGGCGGGCCAGCGGGTTGATGGTGGTGAAACGCGGGTCACCGCCGCTGGTGTTGATGGTCAGCACCTGCGGGATTTCGGTCCAGCCGCTGATTTTTTGCGTGGTGCTGTTGGCACCGCCGCCGGCCGTGTAGAAGCCGGTGTCGGTGGTGTCCAGGCCCAGCAGGCTGAAGGTGTCGGCGGTGAGCTGGTCAGCGCGGTAGACGGTGTCGGTGGCGTCCTCCCAGCCGGAGGTAAGCAGCAGCTCATCGGTGTCAACGTAGCCGTTGGCGACCGAGCCAGCCACCGTGGGGTTGGCGTTGGACATGGTTGCCAGGGTCTTTGCCGCGGCGAAGACCTGCGAGAAGTAGAACTTCGCGCCTTCGGGGAATGCGTAAGCCATGAGGGGCCCTTTCAATGAAAAAGCCCGCATTGCGGGCTGGGTTGTGACGCCCTCGTCGGGCAAGAAAAAGGCCGCCCACCGGTTGCCCGGCGGCGGCCTGCGCTGGTGGCCTTGCGGCCTCTCTGGTGCTGATGAGTCGGAAGTACAGGGGCGGTGTCAAGTCCTCTTCGGCATTGCTGATGGGCTCGCTTTCGGGCTGGCCCATGAACGGGGCGGTGCCAACGTCGCAGATCGCAGCCTCGACCTGGCGGATCAGCGCAAGCGCCTCAAGCCGCGATGCGGTCCAGACGTTGACCTGCATCAGCGTCTGGCGCTTGTCGGCCGCCGTGCCGTCCAGCCACCGCAGTGGCCGCCCGCCAATCCCTTGGTACGTGATGTACGGCGCTGGGGTGCCGGCAGGCGCGAAGTCGGGGAACACGCGGGGGCACAGGGCCTTGAGCAGCGCCGTCAGGTCGGCTTCCATGGTCATGCAGAAAACCCCATTCGGCGCAGAAACTCTGCACGCCCGGCGGCTTGCGCGGCACCTAACTTGCCAATGGCTGGGCGGATGAAAGGCCGGGCCGCCACTTGTTTGGGCGCGGCCAGTGGGCGATCCTTGTGCGTGATGAACCGCCGGGTCTCGGGGTCATAGGTGATCTCGTAGCGCTGCAGGTGCCCAAACTCCACCAGGTGGCCGTGGGGGGCTCGCTTGGCATTCCAGCTCACGTGGTAGGTGGCAGCGCCCGGGCCGCTGTTGTCCGCGCTGTAGGCTTGGTAGATGCTGGCCGCCAAGTTGCCGGTCTTGCGTTTGATGCGGTCAACGTTGTTTTTCACGTCGTCGTACAGCACCTGGGCCATGGCCTGGGCGGCGGGCCGCGCGGCGGCCTCAGCATCTCCAGCCAGACCCTCAAACACCAGGTCCGCGCCGGCCAGGTCCACCGCCACCCTGAAGGTGCTCATGCCACCACCCTGCAGGTCAGGAACATGTACTGCCGATCGACCTCATCCGGCAGCACCGCCTCGATGTCGTAGACCGTGGCGCCGTGCACCGCCTGCCAACCGTGGGTGACACCACTGCGGCGGTTGATCTGGATGCTGGCCCGCACCACCGAGACCTCGGCGCCGGCCTTGATCGACTCGACGCCGCTGGGGTGGCGGATATCGGCCCACACGGTGGCCGCGTCCACCCAGCCGGCCACCGGCTGGCCCAGGGCATCGCTGCCCGCAGCCGGCTGGCGCAGCGTGACACGGCGGGTCAGTGCCACAGGCGCTCCCGGTCAAGCAAGCGGTCAAAGAGCGGGTTGGGCTCAAGTGCGCGCTGCTGGGCGGCATCGGGGTTGCGGACCCACACCGAGACCAAGGCCTTGATGTAGAGCTTGACCACCTCAGGCGCCGTGCCGGGGTTGGCCAGGCCGCCGCTGATGTCGATGCGCACCCGGGGGCCGATGGCGACCGCGCCCAGCGCGGGCCACGCCGTGCCCAGGGCCGGGGCCACCACGGTGCCGTAGCCTTGGGGTGCGAAAGCGAAGGTTTCGATAGCCAGGGCCACCCAGGCCGCGCCGTCCCAATGGCTGATGGCCACGGCGGTGGGGTTGTAGACCGGCAGCACAGCGCCGGCGGCGGGCCAGTCAGCCAGCTCACGGCGCACGGTGGTGGGTACGTACAGGCGGCCGGTGATCTGCTCGGCCTGCTCGCGCGCGGCGGTGATCAGGCCGGCGATCAGGCTGTCCATCGCCGTGTCGTCAAAGTCGATCCGTGCGGCGATTTTGGCCTCGGGTACGGTGACGGGCTCAAAACTGAGGGCGGCCGTCGTGATTGATCCCGCCGCAGCGGTGCACGTGTTGCTATGCGTGCAACTGGCTGCTGCGCCAGCGATTGCCACTGCCGTGATTGTCCCGGCGGCGGCCGCGCATGCGTTGGTCTGGGTGCAACTGGCTGCTGCGCCAGAGATTGACGCAGCCGTGATCGTTCCGGCGACGGCGGTGCACGTGCTGGATTGGATGCAGTTTGCCGCCGCGCCAGTGACTGGCGGGTCGCCCGCCGCATATGCAAATGCGCCGCCCAGGCCGGGCGGATCACCGCCGTATTCGTATGCCATATCTATCAGGCCGCCCGGCAGCGTTTGATGCCACGGATTGACCCGTCAGCATTGAATGCAGCCACCATGTAGTCGGCCCCGGCGATAAAGTCAGCATTGCTCAATACCAACACGCCCGATGCATTGGTAGTCAGGCCGGCAACGGAGACAGGGATTGAGCGGTCAGAAACTTTGATGATGACCACGTTTGGTAGCGTTGCGTTTGCCTGTAATACACCGGACCAATCTCTGAATTGGTCGGTTGTAATGCTCGCCGGCGGCGCTACAGGATAAAGACCGTTAAACACCGCAAGCGACACATTATCGATAGCAGTGCTCGTTGAGTAGTGCACATTGCCATCACTCCACAGGCCCAGCATATCGGCATAGCCGAGTTTGTTGGCATTGTTTGTGGCAACGTCAAGAATTGCAGCCCTCACAGCACCCGGGGATGTAACGCCCTGGTCGTTGATATTGCACAGGAGTGTTTTTGTGCCCGTATCAGTAAACCAGCGGTTTACCAAGTCATTCAGTGACGTGGTGTAGGACGCTTGGGAAACACCGCTGCCGCCACCTCCGGTATCAGCTTCGCCTTGATACCAAATCAGACCCTTCACAGCCCCGACAATGGCTTGCCTAGCCAGCATCGTGGTGTATAGCGCCGATCCTGAGGCCCAGGCGGCGATGGTAGTAGAGCCCATCGCGCACGGCACAAATGCCACCGGCACCCCAGCAGCCATCGCGCGTGTCGCGAGCCGGCCAAAGTAACTGCCCAGCACGGTGGCGGCCGTGTAAACGGAAGGGTACGCGCTGCCTGTCCGATCGTCAAACGGCTGGCCGGAGGTTTCGACGTTTGGGCGCCAAGCATTGGCCTTTGAGAACTCAGTCGCAACCCAACCAGCTCCAGCGCCCGATGGAGCAACAGGCGCCACAAATACCGAACTCATGCCGACGTTGTTTGATTGGCCGCCAACCATGTAGACGTCGCCGACGCCAACATTCGCCAGCGCGGCAGTGACCGTCGTCGCATTTGAGAACCGCACCTCCAGATTGCCCTGAGCCGGCCCGGTAAGCGCCACAGTTGCATCAAACGCACCGCCGGTTGGCGAGGCGACGAGAGTGCCCCAGGCCCCGCCAGCAAAGCGATACTCAATCGACGTGGGTGTGCCGGAGTAAGTGCCGGTCATCCTCACACTGGCCTGATTGCTGCCGTTGCGCTGAAAGATACGGTGCGGCACCGCACCATTGGTTGTGGTGCCAGGAACAGTAAAAGCAATCGCGTTGCTGGTGACTGTCAAACTTGTGACACTTGCAAATACGCCTGTGCTATTCGACCAGCGCACGGTAAGCGTGCCAGTTGCAGGCGTCGCGCCAGTGAACGTACCGCTGTATGTGCCGCCAGAAGGCGACGCCGCAATCGTCTGATACGCCGACCCGTTGAAACTCGCTTCAATGGTTGTAGGGGCGCCTGAACCAGCGTACGTGCCGGAGACAGTGAAACTTGTCCCAACCGTTGAACTGGATGCAGGCGTCGAAACCGTGATGCTGTCTGCTGGCGCGGAATTCGTGTTGTAGCTGTACGGGTTCGATTGGTGCGCCGTCACCTCAGCGCCGGAAAGCTCCCGAGACCATACGGTCTCATCGATCATGACGAAATTAAGCGTTCCGCCAGACCAAATGCCTCGAATGTTGTCGCCGGCCAATGTGCCGCCAGCGGCCCAATTGGACGTGTCACCAGTCGCTGTTGCCAGGAGGACGCCATCGACGTAAGCCTTGAGCGTTCCGCTTGCGCTGCGCGTTACGTGCAAGTCAAAGATGCCATTCGGCGCTGACCCGCCGTTTCCTGCCGTGCTCCAATTCAGCAGCGTAGTACCGCTAGAGCCATAGAGAACGAACGGGTGATATTTGCCGGTTGATGTGACCTCGTACCCGCAAACATTCATGAGAATGTTGCTGGAGGCATCTTTGTTTCTGGTGAGCTGGTGCAGCGTGTTTCCTGTAGGCGCCGAAGAAGGCGCCCGAACGCGGAACCACATGGAAAACGCACCCGTGCCAAACGCCAACCCAAGATTTGCGAGATTGGCCCGAGAATAATAATTCGACGCCAGCGTGCCGCCGACAGTGACATCCCGACCATCCATGCCCGTGACGCCACCGATATTGGCGATAACTGTCGGCGTCGTTCCGCCTGGCGTCCAAGTTCTGGTGTTGCCGCTGTAGTCCAAGCCATTGCCGCCAGCG